AGATATTGAAGCAACAATAACAATAAAAGAATCAAAATCTATTATAAAAGAACATAGATCAGTTGGTCAAATATTACTTGAATTAAATGTAATTAATATTCCTGCTATTGATAATTTTATAACACCAATGGCATCAAGTCGTGAAATACCCGATGGTCTTAAACGATGGTTTATTGATAGAAGTAAAAAGTATATCATCAATAGCGAAGATAATAACGAATTGATCACAAACTTTAGTAGAAATGCTGAACCTTGGATGAAAAAACGCCAAAAAGAAGGAGTAGCATTATACAAATTTACCCCAACTAACCAATTAAGAACAGATTTAGAACATACACTTGATTGGTTAACATCATTATACAATAATGCAGGTGGTGCTGGTGAAGCAGACCAAGCAAGAATGGCATCATCTATTAGAACCATCAAAGGCTTAAAAAATATGTCAATGGCACAAGCTATTGAAGCATCACAATCTTGGATGGGTAAAATTGATGCCACTGTTCAAGGCAAAGGTAATATATCATTATCTGATGAAGGTGAAGGAATACAAAAAGTATTAGATGTGGGTGATGGATATACATGGTACACACTAACATCCGATGAATGTATTACTAGAGAAGGTCATCGTGTCCAAAATTGTTTAAAAAATTCAGATATGGGATATGCTAGAAAAGTTAAAGAAGGATACACACAAATATTCAGCCTTCGTGATAAAGGCAATAACCCATATGTGTCTGTTGAAGTATCACGTAATCAACTAATACAAGTCAAAGGTAAGCAAAATCGCGCACCTATTCCAAAATACATCCCGTATGTTGTGCCTATGCTAAACAAGTTAAATGTACCACCCAATAATCAAGGAATGGGTGATATTCGTGCTATGAATATTATGTTTGATGGTAAAAACAACAAATACGGTACATTATTTGATTTGGCAGAAATAATTGATAAATCAGATGATTTTATTACATACAAAGCAGATATACGTCCAGAATATTCTTCTTACTTCTTTACAGATCATAAAAATTTTATAATTGCAAAGATTGATCAAAGTAAAGAATATTATAGGCGACCACGACAGAGACGAGATCAAACATATCCTGATTTACAACTTCCATATACTACAATTTCTGAATCAGAAAAACAGCAAATAGCACAATATATTGCATCGGTTGGTTCAAAAATTAACACAAATGTTAATATATGGGAACTAAGTGAATACTTATCGACCGATGAAAACGGTAAAATAACATCATATAATAATATTGGTAAAAAATTATTAGGCAATGAAGAAGAAAACTTTAGACTTATTAATAATGATGAAAGAACTAGCAGAATTGTTTATGTAAAAAATGGTGTTAAACTAGATACTATTATATTAAACCTATCTGATGATAAGAATTATATAGATGCATCTCAGAGTATGCATGACATAAGAGAATCATCTTTTCCAATGTCACAATTCATCAAACTTATCAATAAATTACCATTAGATGAACGACCATATATAATTGATTCAGAAAACAATGATAACATATTGTTTCAAGGTGATGATTTTAAAATATCAGATAAAGTGAGTGATGTTGGTAAAAGACTAGTTAAAAGTGGTTCAATTGGTGCTTATGAAGCATTGACTGCAACTAGTTCTGGATCAGAATATGTTGAAAACACATCAATATATATTTCTGGTGAAAATACTTTCATCAAACTTAATAAATTAAATTACAAAATCCCATCTATAACGGTTGATAAATCTGATCTTGCTGATATTGCTAATGTATTGAACAAATTAAAAATTGGCTCATTATTGCCAGAAGACAGTATATCTACATTAGAAGATAATGGTATCTATTATGATATGATCAAAGAGAAATTTGCATCTGATATTACTAAATCTGGGTTGGAAGTTAAAAATTATGGTTCTTTATCTACATTAAAAACTGCAAATTCAATTAGAATATATGATAACAAAAAACAAGAAATACTACGGTTAAATTTTGGTAATGATCGTTTTAGAACTTGGCAAACATCCGATAAAATAAAAATAGATAGTATACAATATTTTAATCGATTAAAAGTTCTTAAAACAAGGATAGATTTAGCTAATATTTTAAATGACTATACTATTAGTACTGCTAGTGCTAACTATGGAAAATCATTCCAAGATGAAATGAAACTAATAGGATTAGCATATAGTACATATAATGAAGGTTGGAAGGGAGTGGCTAAACAACCAACTAAGTTAGGCAGTGGAAACGCCAAAAATAAAACTTACGAAATATATGAATTATCCACTAGATCAACAAACGAATTGCTGATTTACAATGCAACAGATGAAATCACAGTAGCTAGTCTAATTGGTTCAAAAGATGCGGTATATGAATTAGAAGTATATAATGATTCATATGATACTATGATTGCACGTGCTATTAAATTATTACACGATAACAATAAGGGAATGTTAATTAAAAATGTTACTGAGTATGGACGTGAACATCGATCAGATAAACGTCATAAAATGAAATTTTATAAAACCCTTTGGAAAAATGGGTTCGTACATCATCCAAATTATGGTGTTAAGGATATGGAAGAACATCTTCCATCATCTACCATAGCAAGAACCAAGACTGGCAAATGGGTTAAGGAAGCATATAATGAATATGACCCAAAAATCAATGATTTTTTAGATAGCAAAGAAGGATCTGGCATTGATAATGCATCACCTTTGGTTCCAGATGGTCGTATTACAGACAATGCTTCTATAACTAGTGATATTAATGACAAGAATGATGAATATTATACATTCTATCGTAAAAACAAACCATTACTGCGTGTTGTTGTTGATATTGACAGAACAGATCGTGATGAAAAGAAAATTTCTATCATTTATACAATAGATGGTGACAAAGTATCAGTTGCAACTAATAGTATTTTAATACATTTTAAAAGTGAAATTGGAAAACTTATTAATTTAATAAAACTATCTGGAAGTACATATTTAATTAAGAATGGTTTGTATTATAAGAGAAGCAAACTACATGAGATTAAAGATAATCCAAAAATGGTTGGTTATTTGAATAATAAGATTGTATATGAAGATGATCATTATTGGGAGTATACTAAATATGGTGATTATAATTGGATATTACAAATAGAAACAGAAACTAGCATAAAATCATTAATTAAGGTATACATATCTGAAGAAGGATTAGAAAAAATCACATATGGAAGTAAAAAAATACGAAGAAATCCTAAGTTATACCAGCCACATCTTAATGATTTAATTGATATAGTAAGTGATTTATATGGTGGAGAATATTAGATATTTCATATAAATATCTAAATGAAACCTGTATTTGTAAAAATTTTATTTGATTTACACTGTAAATGGGAAGGTATTGAACCTGAATACAGAATATATGTTGAGGATGAATTATTTGCTGAACGATCATTCAAATGGGAAGAACCAGTATATCTTACTGAAATATTGCAAGTAGAAGCTGAACCTGGTGTATATGAATTTCGTTTAGAAAAAATTGAACCACAATTAAGTGAATTTAAAATAGAAAATACTAGGGTAAAATATGGTCCAGGTAATATATTATCTGATACAAAATTTGAGATATTAGAATATGAAGATTAAAGAAATAATGGAAACGACTTCGGCTGGTGCAATAGCATCAGTATCAGCACCATTAGGTGAACCTATTAAAAGGAATCCTAGTATATATGCTAATTCAATAAATAAGAAGAGTAAGAAGAAAAAGAGTAAAAAGAAATGAAATTATATAACTTATTTGAATTACAGGCTAAATCACCAAAAGAAGCAAAAAAAATAAAAGGTGCATCTAATAAAGAAAATAAAGATGGTCATCAGGATATTAATATACGCGATCCACGATTGAAGCGTAGAATTCAAAAAGCTGGTGCATACACTGGTTATGCTGAAACAGATTTAGAAGCTGTGGTAAAACAATGGTCACGCGAACAAAGACACGATCAAGAACAAATTGATGATTTAAAAGATCGTGAAGATGCATTAGAAAAAAATGTTAAACGATTAAAACAGCGTGAAGATGAATTAGAAAAAGATTTAGATAAAGAGACACAAAAAAGAAAAACCAAAATTGAGCAATTACATGCACAATTTGATAACGATATTGCAGAAATTGAATCTAAAACAAATGTGTTAATAGACCAAGAAAAACAATATAGCAAAAAGATAGATGATTTATATCAAACCAAAACAGAATATGAAAAACGATTTACCGACCTTCAAGCACTCGATGATGAAATTAATAATATCCGTAAAAGCGGCGATGAATTAGATGCTCTTACACATGTCGCTAGAGACAGAGTAAGAAAATTAAATAATGATCAACACAATTTAGAAGATATTTTAGGACAGGCAGAAGAAGATTACTATAATTCACATGAAATCATTAATCAATATATGGATGATTTACAAGCCACATTAATGACTGCCAATAGCATTCAAGATGAACTATATACAAAAAAAGATGAAATTCTTGCACGAACTAGTAATGATGAAATGGATTCCACCAATGAACCAAGTGAAAGGGATGACCCATCAAGTCCATTTACAGATGTGCATAAACACGATATTAAAGATTTTATTAATAAAGAACCTGAACAAAGAACTGCTGATTATAACCACACAGGCGATAATCCAAGCAACCGCCAAGGACGCAATCCACAAACAGGTGAACCAATGGATATAGCAACTGGTCGCAAAAAACGTTCTACAGATAAGAAAACACAAAATGAATCTAAAATAATGGAAGCAGATACACCATTAATAGACCGTGCTGATTTCTTATCTAAATCAAAAGAGTTATTTAATCTTCAAGCGACATGGGCAGAACTGCTTGGAAGAGATAAAGTTTCAGAAGAAGATTATAATAATATGATGGAATTTGTTCAAAAACGTATTCTTCGTTTACGTAATGAAGCTATTAAAAAAGGTATTATTTCTGAATCTAAAACTCGTTGACTTATAAAAATCCTTTTGTTATAATCTGTTGCTGTAAATAACACAACATATTAATAAAAGGACAATTTATGACAATTCCAATTTTTAACCCCGAACAGAAGACTAAACTAACATACCTTATTAATGAGGGTATTGGTGTTATGTCTGAAGTTCAAACCCTAAACGAAGGTCTTAATGATACTATTAAGGCAATCGCTGAAGAACTACAAGTAAAACCTGGTGTTTTGAAAAAGGCTGTTCGCACAGCATATAAACAGAATTTTCATCAAGCACAAGATGATTATGAAGTTCTTGAAACAATTCTTGAGACAGTTGGCAAAACTGAATAATGTCATATATAGATGCGATATATGATCGTGATCATGATCGTATTCACATAGCAGAACGTATAGATGGCGAACGAGAATTAACAGATTTTCCTGCTATATATGAATTCTATTATGATGATCCACGCGGAAAACATACTAGTGTGTATGGCACACCAGTAAGTAGATTCACATGTCGCACACATAAAGAATTTTACAAAGAATTAAAAATTAATGCTGGTAAGAAAATATATGAAGGTGATATCAATCCTATATTCAGGTTTCTATCTAAAAATTATAAAGATGTAAATTCACCCAAATTACATACCGCATTTTTTGATATTGAGACAGATTTTTGCCAAGAACGTGGGTTTAGTCCACCATCTGATCCATTTAATAGAGTAACAGCAATTTCATTATATTTGGATTGGATGGATGAACTTATATGCTTAGTTCTTGCGCCTGAATCAATGTCAACAAAAACAGCAGATGAAATTGTATCTGAATTTGAAAATACTAAACGATACGATACTGAAAAGGAAATGCTAGATGTATTTCTTGATTTAATTGAAGATGCAGATGTATTGAGTGGGTGGAACAGTGAAACATTTGATATTCCATATCTTGTAAATCGTATTACTCGTACAATGAGTAAGAATGATACCCGTAGATTTTGTCTTTGGGATAAATTACCTGTTAAGAAAAAATTTGAACGATACGGTAAAGAACAACAATCATTTGAATTGGTTGGTAGAATTCATATGGATTATATGCAATTATACCAAAAATATACATATCACGAAATGCATTCATATTCATTAGATGCTATAGCAGAATATGAATTAGGTGATAATAAAGTTCCATATGAAGGCACATTAGATCAATTATATAATCAAGATTTTAAGAAATTTATTGATTATAGTAGGCAAGACACAATGCTATTAGCTAAGTTAAATGAAAAACTAAAGTTTTTAGATTTAGCCAATGAATTAGCACATGCCAATACTGTATTGCTTCCAACTACTGCGGGTGCTGTAGCATTAACTGAACAGGCAATTATTAACGAGGCACATGAGCGTGGGTTTGTCGTTCCTAATAAGAAAAAACCAAAAGAAGGTAGTACAAAAGCAGCAGGTGCTTATGTAGCATATCCAAAGAAAGGTATTCATAAATGGGTGGGTTCAGTGGATATTAATAGTCTATATCCATCAGTAATTCGTGCATTAAATATGGCACCTGAAACAATTGTAGGACAATTTAGACCTACAATGACTGACCATTACATTGAAGATAAGATGACCAAACGCAAAGGTGAAAAAGTAGTATCATTTGCCGCTGCTTGGGAAGGATTATTTGGTTCTATGGAATATAATGCTGTCATGGAACAAAAGCAAGGTGTTGAAATCACAGTAGATTGGGAAAATGGTGATGAAACTGTTCATTCCGCATCTGAATTGTATCATATAATATTTAATCCCAAAAGCAATTGGGCATTAAGTGCCAATGGAACTATTTTTTCATATGAACGTGCAGGTATTATTCCTGGGTTATTAGAAAGATGGTATGCAGAACGAAAGGTAATGCAGAAAAAACTAAGAGAATGCACAGACCAAGAAGATATTGAATTTTGGGATAAACGGCAATTAGTTAAAAAGATTAATCTTAATTCATTGTATGGTGCGATTCTTAATCCGCATTGTAGATTTTTTGATAAACGCATTGGTCAATCAACCACACTAACAGGTCGTGCAATTGCCCACCATATGGATGCTTATGTTAATGAATGTTTGACAGGGACATATGATCATATTGGTGATACTGTAATATATGGGGATACTGATAGCGTTTATTTTAGTGCTTGGCCTGTATTAAAAGATGCTGTTGAATCTGGGGATCAACAATGGGATAAAGAAATTGCAGTTCAATTGTATGAAGGTTTAGCTGACCAAGTAAATATTAGTTTTCCACAATATATGGAAAGAGCACACCATACACCAATAGATAAAGGTGAAATTATTAAATGTGGTCGTGAAATTACAGGCGAAAGTGGATTGTTTATTACTAAAAAACGATATGCAGTATTGGTGTATGATAACGAAGGGAAACGATTAGATATTAAAGGAAAACCTGGCAAAGTAAAAGCAATGGGATTGGATCTTAAACGAAGTGATACACCACCAATAGTTCAAGATTTTTTAAGTGATATTCTTAACGATACCTTACTAGGTGCTACTAGTGATGAAATAATAGTAAAAATTAAAGATTTCAAATATGAATTTCATGACAAACCAAGTTGGGAGAAAGGTACACCAAAACGTGTAAATAACTTAACAAAGTATGGAAATATGGAAAAAGCACAAGGCAAAGCCAATATGCCTGGTCATGTTCGTGCCGCATTAAACTGGAATAATATGCGAAATATGAATAATGATAACTATAGTGCACAAATAGTAGATGGAATGAAGACTATTGTATGTAAGTTGAAACCAAACCCATTAGGATGGACTAGCATAGGTTACCCCACAGATGAAACACATCTTCCAGAATGGTTTAAGGAATTACCGTTTGATGATCAATTAATGGAAGATACGATCATTGATAAAAAACTTAGTAATTTATTGGGTGTGTTGGATTGGGATATAGTAGCAAGTACAAATATAAATAGTACATTTGAAGAATTATTTGAAATATGAACAATAAAAATATTCTTAGCAATTTAGCTAAAATAAAAAAATCTTTTAGTGATAATGATGTTATAGCATTGGAAAAATATGTTAATGATGAATTATCATTACTAACAGATAAAACAACTAAATTGTGGCCATACTTACAAAAAGATGGTGAATATTCTAATAATCTTTTAAATCTATCAACAATATATAACAAGTTAATAAATGATTTTGATGAATTAATACATACAAAATCGTTGATAGATAACGAAGCAAATGATGTAATTCTTGAATTAGAAAAAAAATATCTTCAAAACAACTATACACAGTATGAAAATACACATGATACACCTGAATATATTATGAAACGACTATCTGAATATTCATTATTCATAGATGATGGTGATAATTCAACATTAATTGGCAGAATTAATTTTCATAGTAGTTGGAAATATACAGGAATGCATATCAGACCAGGATTGTGCGAAATGTCTCCACATATGTTGGCATTTGATCCATTATATATTGTTGATGAAAATGAAGGATTATTTAAACAAATAAAAGAACAATTTTCAGCAAAATATCAAGCAAGATTGCGATATAAATATGTAAACGAAAATGCTGAAAATATTTTTAACAATATACCAAAACAACAAATAAAATTTATTTTAATTACTGATTTTTTTAATTATAAACCGTTTGAAGTTATTAAACGATATTTAACTGAAATTTATAATGATATTTTATGTGATGGTGGTACTGTTATATTTACATACAATAATTGTGATGATCCATCAGCAATAGTTAATGCTGAAAATAATATGAATTCCTATACCCCACAGCGATTAATAAAACCATTTATAGAACAATTAGGATATATTTTTATTAATGAGTTTACATCACATAATTTAAGTTGGATTGAAATTAAAAAGAAAGGGATACACAAATCATTGCGTGGTGGTCAATGTCTAGCAAAAATTATTAATAATGATATTGATAAAATTTAAAAAATATAGTATACTACATATTACATAAAACAAAACATAAGGAAAATTAAATGAGAGATTATTTATTAGATTTAGTAGAACACACACATGGGCTAGGATGCATTGAAGCTGTAAAGATCACAGGCACAGATGAAGAAACAAAAATTGATGGTATGGAAGAAGGTGGTAGAAGTGTAATTGTACAAGGTTCTTTTGCTTCACCAATTGCAGA